GTGGTACAATATATGAGGCGGAGTTTAATGAATCATGATAACTGATACTGGTAAGAATATTATTGGCAAGTACCTGCTTGGTCAGGCACCTGCATATGCATCATATATAGCCATTGGCTGCGGTCCACAGCCACTTTCAACAGCAGACCCTTATGGAAACTACTCAGAAAAGACTAACCTTGATTTTGAGATGTTTAGAGTACCTATTTCTTCCAGGGGATTTGTAACGGAAAATAACATAACTAAACTAGTATTAACTGCAGAACTACCAACAGAAGAAAGATATGAAATAACAGAAATAGGATTGTATTCTGCAGGATCAAATCCTTCTGCTGGTGCATACGATAGTAAAACACTGTTTGCATTTACAACTGGTGAGGGATGGCAGTATCATTCTGCAACATCTACAGTAGGATTAATAGCATACCCAGATCCTTTAGATGAAAGCGACGATAATATAATAACAACAACAGATATGGCTTTTACAACTAATGCTGATAATACTATTTTTTATAAAACTGGCAGGGCAGAAAAATATGAAAGATGTAGATTTTTTAATAATATAGTAATGGTAAGAGGAGATTTATCAGAACTAACATCAACAAGTTCTGGTTTTACAATTGAGTCTGGATCAGATCATATACATTTAACTGGTGTTAATGTAGATCTAACTAGAAATGCTCCTACAGATGAAATAAAACTTGCATTTTCAGTTATAAATGTTGATGGAGACTCTGGTTCATCTCCAGACTCTGTTAATATTCTTATTGAATTTGCATCAAATGATTCTGGAACTGGTGAATATGCTAGGTTTGAAACAGAGATTACAAATGGAACTGGTATTGGAGAATATGATCTAGATACAAATAGATACTGTGTTATAACAAAACAACTTCAAGATTTAATTTTCACTTCTGGTTTTACGTGGAATGATGTTACAGTCATAAAGATATATGCAACAGCATTTGTTTCTGGATCACCATCTAATGATTATTATATTGCTTTAGATGCAATTAGATTAGAAAATACAACTACAACAAATCCTCTTTATGGAATGACTGGTTATACTGTTGTAAAAAATACAAATGCAGAAACCATAGTTAAATCACCAAATACAAGCAACTATGTTGAATTTAGATTTTCTGTAGGCGTATCATAATGGCAAATAAAAAATTTAGAATTAAAAGAAGTCAGTTGCCACCAGTAGAATCAGACAATAAGTATTCTGCTAGATTTCGCATTGTATCTGAAGATAAGAACAGAGTTTCGCACTGGTCACCAATTTTTATTATTGATTCTACTACACCACAAAATGTTGATGGTGGAGTAGTTGTAAATGGTTCTGTTATAACTGCAGTTTGGGGAGATGAAGAAGGTAGACCACAATATGATGTGTTTGTTAATTTTGATTCTACTGGATATCAATATCACGGAACGACACCAATTCATTCATATACATTTTTAAATGAAGCAACAAGCACTGTTCGTGTAGCAATACAAATAACTGGTGCTAAAAAAGAAAGAAATGCAACATTGACAATATTTGAGTCATCAGTAATTTCGGTTTGATGATATAATTAAATGAAGGAGAAACATGGCTAAAGTACCATTACCAGAACGAGGTCAACCACTTGATGTGACCTATATTTATCAGTTGGCAGAAACCATTAATGATATTGCTACACAGGTTTCTTCAGCAACCTATAACTATACTACTATTGATACTGTAAGTGCTGGAAAACAAAATGTTAAAACATCAGAGGCAAGAATTATTGGTGGATATGTGGAGGTTGCAAATAACTCTACAGTAAGCGCAGGAAACGAAAAAACATTTTCTTATGAATTCCCGTCAGATTTTAAGTATGCTCCAATAGCAACAGCAACACCTATAAATATAGGAAATACTCCTGCTGGACAAAACGTTACAGTAATTTTAAAATCTGTAACTACATCAAGAGTTGAAGGCGTTGTTCGTTTTGGCGCATCTGGCGATCTCTCACTTAATGTTAATATTATTGTTGTTGGTATTCCAAACTAAGGGGTAGGTAGTTGACACTTCGTTGCAGAAAATGCAATGGCAGAATGTTTGTTGACAGACAATATTCAAGCCAAATACATTTAGAAATATATTGCCTACTATGCGGTAGTAGAAAGTTTTTTCATCCACCGTCCGATAGTAGGGAGGGTTTATGGCTTATGGACCAAGAAATATTGAGAGCAAAGACTATAATAACAAGCCTGTAATTAAAGGCAACAAAAAAATTTGGTTTCTCAATGGTGATCTTGTAAGATACCATCATAGTTCAAGATCTACTGGAATGGTAACTGTATATAACATTACAAAAGATAGATTAGAAACTTGCTTGAGATATGACTTTAGAAAAAATAGACTTAGGGCTTTTACTGTAGCAGAAACTGCAATACTTGTCAATAGACATCGTAAATATTTTCCTACATTAATTAAAAAAGGTATTATTCCTCCACCAATGGGTGCACAAGTTGGAGGTACAAGAGGTTGGCAAATAAGAGCATATTATTCAGAATTGCAAGTAAAAGAGATACGTGATATACTTGCTAGTTATCATCTGGGAAGACCTAGAAAAGATAAACTAATTACAAATGGAATTACACCAACAAAGCAAGAGTTGACACGCAGAATTGGTGATGGTATACTGACATATACGAAGACTGAAGATGGAAGGTTTGTTCCAGTTTGGTCAGAAAAAATTTAGTCCTTGGGAGGGGCAGTGGAAAAAGAGAGCACAAAAGTATCAGTAACACTTGGTTACACATTAAACCTTGGTAATTTTCAATCTTTAAGGGTTGACCTTGGAGTTGTTGACCATGTTCGTGAAAACGAAAATACAGAAGAAGCAATGAATCGTGTTTATGATTTTGTAGAGACTAAGGTCATTGAAAAGGTTAATGAAGCAAAGGCAGAACTGGTAACAGAATAGTATGGCTGATCGCAAAGACCGTATGGCTTTGCTCAGTCGGTATAACAAACTGCATTTGCAAAGATACGAAACTAAGTCCAATCTAAACCTAAACGTAGAGCAATGGGCTGCAGATGCACTTGTAGAGTCTTATGGATTGCAGCAATGTTATGACTTACTTACATATTATTTTGAAGTATCAAAAAATCCATCTTGGAATAGTTTTGCATACAACACTAAAGATTTGCTTGATAGCAAAGTGGCTATAGAAAAAGATTTAAAAGAAAGACAAGAGCGCAGAAAGATTGCAAGGGAGTGGCTAAATGGTTAATGCAGAATCTAAATTGATTTCAGCCGTTCTTAAAGATAAGCAGATGCATGTTCTTCTACAGGCTAATGTAGAAAACCTAATGCGTACACATAATGATGTTTGGCAATTTATTCGTAGATATGCAGAGACAAATGGATCTGTTCCACCAGTTGCTTTGGTTGTGGAAAAATTTAGAGACTTTGTACCACAAGAAGATGTGGGTGCAACAAAACACCATCTTGAAGAGTTGCAAGTTGAATATCTTAACGATAGTATAAAAGATATTCTTCGTTCTGCAGCATCTGAAGTTCAGGGTGGAAATGGAACTGCAGCACTAAATGACCTAATTACTAAAACAGCAGAATTAAAAAAGAATACATCTACCATTCGTGATATTGATGCTACAGATCTTGAGTCTGCTATAGCATATTATGAAAATGTCCGAAAGGAACAAGAATTAGGCAAGATAGGTATCAGAACTGGTCTGCCAGGATTTGACAATTATCTCCCATCTGGAATCATGCCAGGTCAACTTGGTATCTTTCTTGCCTATCCTGGAATTGGTAAGTCATGGCTTTCTTTATACTTTGCAGTTCAGGCATGGAAGCAGGGCAAGACTCCATTAATTATAAGTCTTGAAATGTCAGAAGTAGAAGTTCGCAACCGTGTCTATGCAATTATGGGTGAAGGATTATGGTCGCATAGAAAACTTAGCAATGGTCAAGTTGAAACTGATATGCTAAAGAAGTGGCATGATGATAGACTAAAAGGTAAACCACATTTCCATATTATTTCAAATGACAATGGTGGAGAAATTACACCATCTGTTATTCGTGGAAAAATAGATCAGTATAAACCAGATTTTGTTATTGTAGACTATCTGCAATTAATGTCTCCTAATCAAAAGTCTGATAATGAAACGGTACGAATGAAAAACCTTTCACGAGAACTTAAACTAATGTCTATTAGTGAAGAGGTTCCTATTATTGCTATATCATCTGCTACACCTGATGATGTTACTAATTTAAATACCGTGCCAACTTTAGGTCAAACTGCTTGGTCAAGACAAATTGCTTATGATGCAGACTGGGTTCTTGCACTTGGTCGTGCAGCAAACAGTGATATTATTGAATGTGCATTTAGGAAAAACCGTAATGGTTTTATGGGAGACTTCTTAGTACAAGTTGACTTTGATAAAGGCTATTACAGATATAAGGACTTTGAAAATAATGTTTGATGATATATATACAGAAGATCAAGTAGAAAGAGTCCTAAATGGTGTAGGTATTGAGATACCATCTCAAACCGAAAGCAACTTCATGATATTCTGTCCATTTCATAATAATAATAGAACTCCAGCAGGAACCATATCTAAAGAAAAGGGTTTATTCTTTTGCTTTGGTTGTCAAACTAGCAAGAATTTTGTAGAGTTTGTAATGGCAGTTTCCAATAGATCATATTTTGAAGCAGTTAGATATATTAAACAAAAAGATAAAGAAACAGATATAGAAAAATTAGTAAATAAAAAGTTAATTGTTGCTCCAGAGTTTACACAATTTGATGAGGTGCTAATAAAAAGATTAAATAATCAAGCACTAGATACTCCACGAGCAATGAACTATTTTCATGGTAGAAGAATAAGTAAAGACTCTGTAATTAAATTTTCATTAGGCTACTCTGAGAAACAAGACTATGTAACAATACCAGTACAGTCTCCAGATGGAATGACTATTGGTTTTGTTGGTAGATCAATAGAAGGAAAAGAATTTAAAAATACACCAGGATTACAAAAATCAAAAGTTTTGTTTAATCTACATAGAGTTAGATCATCTAAGTTTGTATATGTTGTTGAATCATCTTTTGATGCAATTAGATTAGATCAAGTAGGTTTCCCTGCAGTTGCTACACTTGGGGCCAATGTATCATCTATTCAGATGCAATTGTTGGAAAAGTATTTCAGTGATGTTATACTTGTAGCAGACAATGATGAGGCTGGTTCTGTAATGATAGAACGTATTTTGGGAAAAATAGGTTCAAAAGT